ATTTATGATCATCATCTCGCCGTCACTGCTGCTCCGGTTGGCGTGACAGCGTCTTGTGCTGGTGGGGTGGTCACGGTTTCTTGGTACGACGCTTTGCCGCAGAAAACCTATCGCGTGTACCAGGGCACGACCTCTGCGACGCAGGCCACGCTGGTAGGGGATGTCGTCGGCACGTCGCTGTCTTTCACGCCGACGAGCCTTAACGCACAGTGTTGGGTCAAGGTCGTGACCATCAGCGGTACCGCTGAAAAGCAATCGCGAGTGGTTCATTGCTACGTCAGTTCGGCGGCGGCGTTCATCAACGCGCACATCAACCGGGTCATTGATGACGGCGGTGATTTCTCTACTATCGACGTGACATTCTGCAACGACGCGAATGCTTGGCTTGAAGCGCAAAATCTAAAAACCAGTCTGCTGCATTTTGCTGACGCGCGTTGTGGCGTGAAGCAATCCGGCGGTCACGTTGTGAAGATTTATGATCTCGGCACGACTTACTTGCCGCGTGGCCGGGATCTTTGGACACTCACGAACAACACCACTTACAGCGCGTCGTCTCTGGGCGGGAAGCCAGCTTGGACCAATCCCGGAACCGGCGACTACCTGGCATTCGGCGGAGCTGGCAATCCGAATGACGGAACACGCTTCAACCAGATCCGGATGAAGAAGCAGATCACGGTGGCTGCGCTTTATCAACGGACGGATACGAGCGTCAATTGTACGTTTTTAGGAACCAGCACGAGCACGTCGAGCGCCCGCATCGACGCGATCCTGAACCCGGACGTGAACGGCGTACCGAATTATAATGGCGAGGGGCCGGGACTATCGCTGGAACATACTTCAGGAACGCCCGGCACAATTAACTTCAAGCTACGCGATGAAGCCAGCCTGAAAGCAGCGACAGTCATCGCCAGCGGGGCAAGTGTCCAAGTCGCCATCGGCTCTTACGACGGCTCAAACATGGTGGCGTATAGCGATGCCGTCGCGGGATCGCCGAATAGCTCCTATGTTCAAGCGAGCATCATGGACGACACCGTTCTCAACGGTGCGCGCGTCGGCAAGGATGACGGAGCCGCCCGCGAGTACCACGCAACTACATTCCTTTGTTCTGGTTCGAAAGAAGCAATTTATCGCGGCGTCTACGGCGGCGCGTCGTCCGATCCTGGTGGCGATCAGTATTATAATCCGCTTTACAGGCCGGGCTCATCCTCTCCACCGGACCGCGTATTCGGCCAGACCGAAGCTAAGTTTCGTAGTGGCGGGCTGGTCGTTCTAGGCAAGGGCATAACCAGCACGCAAGCCGGACAGCTTAAGGCATTGCTGTTGGACGAAGACGTGATGTCGAACTGGCGCACGGTTGTTTCGTGGGCCGCGCTGTCTGGCTCTAATGCCGTCACCGCAAACTGGCGCACGATCGTTTCGTGGGCTGCGCTCTCTGGCAACAGCGTGGTGGCTGTCTCATCTGGTACCGGCGCACTCGCGTCGGCACGGGCATCGCTTGCTGGTTTCCAGGGTGTGGTCGCATTGGGATCTGGCGCGCTTGCCGCGCAACGTTTCACGCTGGTCGCGTCGGGGGCTAGCGCATCGGCCGGTAGCGGCACTCTTGTTGCGCGAAGGTCGACGATCTCTGGCAGGCAAGCGACCATCAGCCCACCGCCGCAAGGACGGATCATGGTTGTTCATGCAAGTTCTCGCGTGATTGAAGCCGACAATCGTTTGATGGCGGCGTGACATGGCAAGACGTTGGACCGATCCAAAAGATCCAGACGAGCTTCTCGATTATGTCATCGATTGGACCGATGCGCTTGGAGGCGACACGATCGCCGCGTCAGCCTGGACGGTGCCGGACGGCATCACGGGCACAATGCAGAGCAACACAGAAACGTCGGCGACTATCTGGATTTCAGGCGGTGAGCTCGATCAGAACTATACGCTGTTGAACCAGATCACGACGGCAGGCGGGCGGGTGCGCGAACAGACGTGCACGCTAAGGGTCAGCGCAAAATGAGCATGGTCCGAACCAGCATCGATTACGACAAGCTCCCCGATGCGCTGTTGATGATTGCAAAGCAGCACATCCGGATCGATGGCAATTATGAAGATGCTTTTTTGCTCTCGGTGCTCAAGCGCGCGATCAACCGTTTCGAGAACAAGAACGGTGCGTTGCTCAACAAGTCGACATGGGTCTGGACGCCGGATCAATGGGAGTTTTGCAGTGGCCGCGCGAGGGTTCCGATCACGCCGGTCACGTCATTCACCGCCGCACTTGCCGACGATACCGATGTGACGTCGAGCTATACGATCACGACCGACAGCGTGGTTGGCGTACCGATCCTGTATCTCAACGGTGCCTATGCGAGCGGCGTTGTGTTCACACTCGAGACCGGCTTCACCGACGAGACACTGCCGCCGTCCGCACTCGACGACGTGCTGCGCGCCGCCGCGCATCTGCACGAGCATCGCGAGATCCTGATCCCAGGCACCGAGTTCGTTGCGCCAGACTTGGCGAAGGACGCGACCTGGTGGGTGCCTCACGTATGAGGAACACATATGCCAATTCTTGAGGTTATCATTCCCGCAGGCGGATCACTCTCCGCAGGTGTCGATCTTGGAACGACACAACCGTGTGTGATTTTCCCGCCCGCCGCTTGGACGCCCGCAAATCTGTATTTTGTGCTCTCGCCTGACAACGTTACTTACTATGACGCCTATCGGCTCCTGGTTGGGCATTTGGCGGTGCCGGTCGAGCCGACGAAGTGCATCACGCTCAACACAGCGAATTGGCCTCGAAATGTTTGGGTCAAGTTTCGATCGGGCACGCCCACATCGCCGATCGCGCAAGTCGCCGAACGCAGATTTCGGATGATGGTCGTATGAAGACCGTCAAGTTTTTCCGCTCGTTCGACTACCGTCCCAATTCGCACATGACCGTCCGCTTTATTGGCGGGATCACATACCGGCACGTTCTCGAAGCCGCCGCGCGTCAGATCGAGCGCGCCGGGGCCGGTCGTATTGTCTGCAACGAGACCGAAGCAACAGATAACGCAAACGTCGTGGATGCAAAGAATGCCTTCAAGCGGCGCAGGTGAGCTTCGCGATCGCGTCACGTTCGCAAAGCCGGACAGTGTGACTGATGAGTATGGGAATACGCAGACTGGCTGGCTCGATATGTTCACGGTCTCGGCGAACATCTCGCCACGGCTCGGCGGCGAGGCGATCGACGCCGCGCGCCTGGCTGGACGGCAACCGGCGATCGTCCGCGTCCGGCAATCGCCTGACACGGTGAAGATCCGAACCGACTGGAAGCTCACCGATCTAAAGACCGGCAGCGAATACAATGTCCGCACCGTTGCTGACCCCGACAAGGGAAACGTAAGTCACGGAAAATGGCTCGACCTACTCGCCGAGACCGGCGTCGCGATATGAAGGGACCGCACCATGCCGCTATTGATCAGCCTGCTTTATCTGCTGCTGAACATCGCGATTGTCGTTCTGTGCGCCGCGCTGATCTGGTGGGCGTTGCGCTGGTTCGGCATTGCGATCGATCCGTTCGTGCTCAAGATTTGCCAGTTCATCTTGGCGCTGATCGTGATCATCCTGATCGTCTCATGGTTCGCGGGCGCGCTGCCGCCGCGCGGAATATTCAGCGGCCCTTTCGGTCTAACGAGTCTCGCGTAGACCCGCTGATGCCATACCCGCCCGCCCCGCCGTCCATCATGCGTGAGGAACCGCGCCGCTAACAATGGCAACGAACCAATCGCTGAGCCGCCTGCAAGCTTTGCTGGCGTCGCTCCCGGCTGAATTGAAAGCACCGATCCTGGCCGAGACGTTTAACCAAGCCGAAGTGTTGCGGCGGGAAATGATCTTCCGTGTTCCGGTTCGCGAGGGTGCGGGCGGTGGCACGCTGCGCAATTCAATCCGCGTCGAGAAGGGACGCAAGGAGATGCGGGTGCTGGTGCGTGCTGGCGGCGATCCAACCAAGGTGCACGGCTACGATTACGCACTCGCGCAAGAGTTCGGCACTCAGAAGCAACCGGCGCAACCGTTCTTTTGGATCAGCTATCGCAAGCGCAAGGCGGGCATTCGGCGCGCGATGAAGCAGGCGGCGAAGGATGCCATCAAGGCGAATTGGCGTAATCGCGCATGATCTCCGACAGCTCGCTGCCTCTGCAAAAGGCGATCGTGGCGCGGCTCAAGGCGGATGTCGAGATGATCGACGGGCGCGTCTATGACGCCGTCCCGGTGAGCGCGACAAAGCCGTATGTCTCGTTCGGATCGTTTCAGGTGTTGCCCGAAGAGGCCGACTGCTCGGAGGGCGTCAGCGTTACTATTCAACTCGATGGCTGGGCGGCAGGGCCCGACACCGTCGAAGTGAAGCGGCTCGGTGCCGCGATCGCAAGATCGTTGCAGTGGGCTGAACTGCCGCTCGATGAAGATCAGCGGCTCGTGATTATGAACATCATAGACGTTTCCTATCTCCGCGATCCGGACGGGATCACGACGCACGCCATCGTCACGGTGCGCGCGCAGACCGAGCCCGCAAACTAACCACACCTCCAACAATCGATGATCTGAAAGGAGTACGTGCGATGGCGCGTCCGACAACTATTCCCTTTAAGGACTTCATCCTGAAAATCGGCGACGGTGCATCGCCGGAAGTCTTCGGCAAGCCGTGCGGGCTCACCTCGCAGGGCATCAACTTCACCAAGGAAACGAACGAGGTGCAGGTTCCGGACTGCGATGATCCGGATCTCGCCGCGGCAACCGAACGCGCCGTCACCGCGACGTCGGCGACGTTCACGGGCGAGGGCATTCTCGCCGCCGAATTCCTTCCCGATTGGTGGGACTTCTATAACTACAACGGTTCGCGCAACTGCACGATCGAACTCGTCTCGGCGGTCAACGGCGGCACCTGGTCGGGCAAGTTCATCCTGACCGGCTTTAACGTCACAGCAAACCTGGGCGAGAAAGTCGGCGTCGCTGTCGAGATGCTGTCCGATGGCGTCATCATCT